GCCACGACGTCGTCTTTGGCCTCGTTATCAGCCATCTTCCGCAGGAGTGTGCGGTGGGGTGGGGGTAACCGAGACAGTATTGTCTCGATTTCCTCGTTGAGGAATGTCCCCAACCCCCCAAGCTCCTGGGGTAGCTGTAAAACCCAATAGAGTCCGGAGGACCTATCGGGTAAGAGATTGCCCATCCGTTGGAAGAGGCGATCTCTAACCATAGCTCTCCACTTCGTGGAGAATTGCTCTGGTTTAAGCCATCGGATGGTGTTACCAAGACCGATAGCTTTACCAATTGCCGTATTTTTCTCGTTGAGAATGTCCCTGGGTACGGTGACGGGAGACAGAAGTCTCACCTTCACTGAATCCACGAACGGCGACAATTGATAACCCTCAACGGAATCGTTGATTCCGTTGATGGTCCAAGGGCTTGGATCCAGCAACGCCGGAACTTCCAAGACCTTTTCACAGTATACCACATGACGTGTGGATATACCGTGCTTCGCTTTCGACACCTTATTGCCCATGCGCTTATGTGTTTCTGTTATTAAGCGCAGGTAGGGGACTGGTCCCCGGGCAATATGGTCGTCTCCAGCGACCGACAGACTTCTCCAAGGTACTTGGATGGGTTTGTCAAAATCGTAATTGAGGAATCTCCTCATTGCGATTTCCTCCGCCGCCATATTGACGACGGTGAGGACAATCTTCGCGAGCGGTTCGCCCATGAAGATTCCGCGTGACGACGTCCAGACTTCGTCTATGTCGTCCGCGTAACAGAGACGTCCTGTCAGGAGCGTCTCTAGTGCCAGGTTTAAGGCCGGGCCCGCTAAGCGGAGCCCTTCCAAAAGTCCTGTCAACGCCTGTTCTATTATCCCGAAGGGAAAATGGTCCGTTGCCTCTTCGAGGTCGGACGATAGAACAGCCGAACCAGGTGGTGCGATGCCCCGCGACTTGACAAGTCGGAGGTATTGCCACGCCTGGTCCGCTCTCACAAGCCCTGCCTCTGCAGAGGGATGGGCTTTGAGATACGCTCTCATCATATGAGCCGTCGGCTGCTGTATGATGTGAACGCACCAGACGGTAGTAGTTACGATCCGTACTTTACCGCCTGGTTCAGGCACCGAGATACATCGGAGAGGGATCCCCTCCTGAAATTCTCGGGTGTCCTTTCGCTGCTGATAGTCGAAGACTGCAGCAGCGAATAACTGATCTCCAAATACCTCGTCGAGGCCAAATTTGAAGATGTCAGTGAACCCGCAGATGGTATCCATCCTAGGGTTGCAGAAGTCCTCGTTGGTGACACCTTCGAGGATTTCTTCTCTGCACCAGGCGCGCCAGCGCGCCACACCGTACGGCGTACGGAGTGTGGCATGGGGGAGAACGATAATTTCTTCGCCCTCCTCCCCACTGGTTCCTGGTACAAATCTGAGAATCGGAAGCGCCGCTTCCAGAATCTCAGAAGCACGCCCACCTTCCTGTATGGTTTTCAACCAACTACCGGAGGTAGTTAAGGAAAGATGAGCGGACTGAATCGGAGTAATACCAGCGTCGCTGCATTTACGTCCGATTTTCACGGCGGCATTACGCACCTCAGCGAGGATCTCGCTGTCAGGCTCGTAAGGTTCCGTCGTGTTCGACCTCAGTTTGTGAAGAGCTTTCAGCTCCGCACATTTCTCCCCGCAGGGGAGTTGTCGGGTCGATATAAGGTGAGCTAGCGACGCTAGCTCGTCCTTAGAAAGGTTACTTTTCTGAAGCAACTCTTTCAACCGGGGCCACTCTAAGAGTGGTCGGAAGATCGAGTTTTCGAGGTCGACGACCTCCTCAGTCTCCAGACGAGCAAACCTTTGATAGACGTGGGAGCTGAAAGCTTTCCACATCTTTACCGCAGAGGTTGTGCCGAAGGCACAAACCTTGAGGCATTTTCGAACGATCCTCTTCAGTAACATGAAGCCGTCGGCTGCATAGAAGAGGTTAGTATCGAAAAGCAGAAGCGAGTCCATCACGCCGTGAATGAACTGCTCTGCGCGTTTTATCTGAGACGCGTCGCGTCCAGATAGGACTTCAGAAACCTTCCGTCCGAGCGAAAACTCAGACATCAGGGACCTGAGAAGAGAAGACCTGCCGTCGGCAAGCCATCTCTTGTGCTTCGAGAAGTACCTCCCTCTTAAGAGGGAGGAGCCCCGTCGGGGCAGGACGTAGTCCTCATTCTCGAATACGCGAGGGATATAGATCCTATATCCCTTGTGTTGCACCCCCGCCGGAGCCCGAAGGTCACCGGGTGCGGGGCGCATACACAGTGGAGCTTGA